TAAAAACAAGGTTCTGAACACCGTACGATCCATCGTTTACGCTGAAGAGCTTTTGGCCGTCATTTTCAGATCCACCAGTAGAAGTGGGCCCATCAAATGTTATAGCTGTACCACTTATATGAGCTTGCTTCATAAAACCAACATCATAAGGAGCACTTTGCCACATAATAGTACAATCTCCCGCATCATCTGGATCATTATGTGCTTGTATCCAATCACATCCATACCAACTGGCAGTATGGGTCACTGCTGCACCTACTGAAGCGATAGTTGTTCCACTATAAGTACAAACTCTACCCGTACCTATGTGATTACCCTGATTATACCATATTACAAATTTACCAGCGGTACCGGGAAGGAAGGTAATTGCATTAGTTAGTCTATTATACTCTGTTTCGATGTCAGATGATTCAAATACAGTTGCAGCTCCCCAAGATATAGTACCAGCTCCGTAATTACATGTTCCTACTTTAAGGGTTCCATAATTACTATTTTGTTTATCTCTATACATGAGTACAAACTTACCTGCAGCATTTGGATCCATCGCGAATGCTGGGTACTCACCCTTACCATCAGCGGCTGATACCCAAGGTGCAGAAAAAGTACCATATGTTAAAGTTGTGCCGGATATAGTTCCAATCATAGCTCCAAATTCATAGTTATTATTTCCCAAAGTATGGTCATAACAAATGACGAATTTACCCGCTGTATTTGTATCAAATTCAAGCCCACCACCAGAACTACCAGAATTCCTGCTAGTGTAATTGGATTGATGTACAACTGGAGATCCCCAAGTTATAGTTGTACCTGTTCCAGCACTTGCTACTGTTCCAACTATTCCTGTACCATATCGGGCATTATTTTCATCTACAAACTGAACAACAAATACTCCCGGTTGAGCAGGATCAAATGCAATATAATTTGATCTTGTTCCTGAAGCTCCTGTACCATAAGTCGGTGATTCGGCTCCGAATGTAATAACGCTGTCTGAGGATATTGTTCCAACCCTAGCTACTGCTTTACCAGAGGAAGTCGAACTCGTCCTTGAAGTATAAACAACTTTATTTTTATTATTTGGATCAATTGCTGATTTGCAATTTTGGTCGTATTGACTATTTGCATCTTCAAAAACTTTTAAAGTATCTTCATCTTGAATGGTCAAAGCAGTTGAGGCCGGAACTTCTGCAGTTCCGAGGACACTAGAAACGGTGCCATCTGAATTTATTATAACACCTTTCCCACCGGCTATGGCCCCTGAGGCTACAGCTGTAAGACCTGAACCTTCTGAAAGAATCAGAGATGAAGCTCGTGATGGCTGTCTACCTATCATTGACATATTATGTTATCTCCAAAATACTCATTATTACATCTATAGAAGATGCGGTATCAGATTTAACTCTCATAGCATCACCAGCTTCCATTACAAGTTTTTGTTCTCCTCCAACAACAACTAATGTACCACCAGTTGGAATAGGAGCTGATGTTACGAGAGAAGCCAGCTGGGCGCCGCCATCCCATAATGATACATCAGCCAAAATGGGACCGGCTGTAACATTTGCTAGAGTCATTCCAATTACCGTAACTTCTGTCGATACGGGAACAGTATAACTACCTACAGTAGTGAAGCTGGTACCAATTTGATGTTCCTTTTTTCTTTTAAACGAATTTGCCATTTTTAATCCTTTATTATCCTAATGCTATTGCCATTGAAACGGCAACTGCTGTCGCTTCTTCACCTGATGCCCCGGCATTAAGTTCGGTTGCAGTTTTTGTAACTAGTGTCCCACCCAGTTTTAATCCGTTTGTACCATCGTGTTGAGCAATATCTACATCCGTTGCACCATCTAGGAATGTCACTGCACCATTAGAAGTAGTTGTATGTACACCAAAATTAGCGATATTTCTTGCTTGTGACATAAGTTGTTGTATCTATATTTATATTTCTTTTAAACGAAATTATCCTAATGCTATTGCCATTGAAACGGCAACTGCTGTTGCTTCCTCATTTGATGCCCCGGCATTAAGTTCGGTTGCAGTTTTTGTAACTAGTGTTCCACCCAGTTTTAATCCGTTTGTACCATCATGAGAAGCTATATCAATATCATTTGTACTATTTACAAAAATAACATTACCAGCTGCATCACTTGTAACAGTCTTACTTACTTCTGCTGTTCCTAATGTAGTAATATCATTATAATTAAGTTCTGTAGCAGTAGAAGTAACTAATGTTCCACCAAGTTCTAATCCATTTACACCATCATGACTTGCTATATCTATATTACATGCCCCATCCACAAAAGTAACATTACCAGCTGCATCACTTGTAACAGTCTTACTTACTTCTGCTGTTCCTAATGTAGTAATATCATTATAATTAATTTCATCGGCTGTTGCAGAAATTGCAGTACCATTAAGATTTATAGCATCAAGATAAGATACACCATCTATATAAATGTCTTTCCACTTTTGTCCAGATGAACCTAAATCATAAGTATCATCGATATCGGGTATAATATGTGAATTTATATCTGCACTAAAAGTTACTGTATCAGTTGCGGCATCTCCAAGTTGTAAATTTCCATCTGCTGAAATAGCTCCGTTTGCATGGAGATTTCCATGAACATTAAAATTTCCACCGATAGTTCCACTTCCAGCTACTCCAATACCTCCTGCAGTAACAATCGAACCAGTAATATTACTTGTTGAATCTGTAGTATCCAACACTTTGATGAAATTATTCATTCCATCATGAGTCATTGCTACAAGTTCATTACTTTTAGTTCGAAAAGTTCCAAACGTATCCGTTAGTTCAACATTTGCAGTCATTTAAAATTCCTAAGAAGAGTTTTTATTTCTAACATTTCTTCAGTTACTTTTGTTAAATGTTCTATTTGATCTTTCATTATATTTATGTCTCTCCGTTGGTTCTCAAAATATACACGTTCTTGTCTATGTTGTTGTAAAGCATTATGATCTGTACTCAACAAAGCTCTTGATTCCATATCCCTAACAAATCTTGGATCGTCCGTTTGTATTTGTTTTCCCATGTTTTTAATCTAATGCTATTGCTCTTAAGTCTCTTACTCTTGGCATATCATAAGTGGTATTGGCCACAAATGCAACTTTTATTGAAAAGGTTTTGAACGTTTCATATAGTGCATTATCTGAGGTATAATTTGAATTTTCATTTGCTGTTTTATAAACAAATTCTTGAAAATCATTTTTACCCTTAGAGAAGGTTCCCGGACTTGTCTCTTGTTCCATCAATATATAATTTTTTAAATCAAATTTTTCTGGATCTGAAGCTGATTGAGGCTTAAAATAAACATGAATATCAGTACCTTTTGGCTTATAAGCACTTAATACTACTTTCATGTCAGAGGCATCAAATCCATCTTTAAGTGTTACCCTCCGAGAAATATATTTCGAAAGCATTGGGCCTCCACTATTTCTTTCCTCTCCTGTACATTGTACTGCGGCATTAATAGATCCCACAACGGGAGTTAATCCTGAAATGCTAATTGATGGATTTTTTGTATATCCTGTTCCTGTATTAACTACTACAACATTTGAAACATAACCATTTGATATCAATACTTGCATCTTAGTATTACTACATGATGTCTCTAATCCTGTCGCTGCATTTGTCTGTGCATTTGGATTGGCCCAAATTAATATACCATTACCAAAAACTCCTTGATTATTCGCACTCGTTTTAATAGTAACAGTAGCAGTATTTGCGGTAGAATCTCCATCCAAATATGTTATAGAATCTATAACTCCGTAGATACCACTATTATTTGCATTAACATCTGCGGCAGTATTCGCCATTACTGCCTCACCCACAATAAATTGTCCAGGATTTCCAGCATCAACAGTATATGAAGTATTTCCACTAGTTACTGTAGTTGAATTTGAATTTACATTCATTGATACAGAAACATGAACATTTAATGAAGCAACATTTTCTGTTCCTCCACCAGTTAATACAGCAGTGACAAATTGTGGTTCCACATTTTCATATCCTGATCCTCTAGTCATTACTGTTATATTTTCATTTGATAACTCTCCATTATCAACAATATTATGTACAGAAGTCACATTTAATCTATCACAATCTATTGTAGGAGAAACATGAGAATTTGCTGATATCATTTCCGTTCTTACTCTAAATGTACCATTAGAGGTAGCAACAAGTCTCTTTCTGTCTATCAATTTATGATTTTTATTAGGAGTAAATTCCGTCCAAGTTGCAGTAGCTTCTAGAACATCATTCATAGTAAAAGAATTATTAGAAGCAACATATTTCCAAGTTGATTCTGTATCACTAAAATCTAATGTTGAAGTACCAACATTAAAATAATCCATTTCTACGTTTGATGTATTTCCATAAGCACCGTTGCAATGTACAATCATTTTTGCGAAATTGGTGTTTCCACCAGTACCTATTGTAAAATCTGCACGCTTCATCCTAAATGTTAAATATTCATCTAAATTAGTACCCCACCATCCTGAATTTTGTGGTCTATAAAGTGATCCTATAAAACTAGGTTTAGAAATTTTAGTATCATCTGTTCCGATAGCAGTAAAACCTTCTTCCGCCAAATGTAATTTATAATCGGTACTATTTGTTCCTACTACAAGAGAATACTCATTTGGTGCCAAATAAACTGGAGATTCAAATGTAAATGTTGTATAGGTCAAAGCAGATGCTGAATTTGCTATTGCATTAACATTAACAAATTCTGGAGTTAATGTTACTTCACTAAATGGTAATATTTTAGAAGAACTTGGAAATCCATTAACAACCGGTCTTACTTGTACAGTTACAGGTAAATATACATCTTTTGCAGAGAAAAATAAATCAACGCTTCTTATGAATATTCCTTTTGGAAAATTCTGTGGATCTACAAAAAATGTTTGTGCTATAGGATTTAACCAATTCGTTTTTTCTGTTTCTCGAACAGTAGTATCGGTGAAAAGTTTTTCTTCATTTGCTGTTTCTCTACGAATAATTGCCTCTCTTGTAGAAACATATTCTGCTGAATGAGAATCTAGTACACCTTTAGCTGACCATTTTGTTTCAGCTACTGCGACAGTAGCAGCAACATTGTCTAAACTACTATCTGTAATTCTAAGAAGATTATCTCCTGTTCTAAATACACCATCTTCTATGAATACTTCTCCAGCCATTTGGCCATTTTTATCCGTTCTCATAATACCATTAGCTGCACCAAGAGAATATTTTGAAGCGAGAGTAATAGATGCCGTTGCTGCACTTGTACCACCCGTAATAGTATTTCCTGTAGCAAATACGTGAGTTACATCTCCAATGGTATCAGCCATTACTTCTCTTGTACCAATAGTCATTCCATTTGCAGCACCATAAGGACTTGCTGTAGTAGAAGAAACATTACCCGATACATTAGAAATCAAAACTGTAGCTACATTAGCAACTACATCCGTTGTCATTAAAATTGTACTATGATTATTCGCAGTATCAACAAGTGTTTCACCTACTTTAAATGTACCATCTATACTTCCTAGAAGTAGTGATGTTGCAGGACGTGTACTTGCTCCAACATCAGTTGAACCAAAAAATGCGTATACATTTGTAAGAGGACGTAATCCTTTTGCAAGAAATTGTATTCTTTGTCCATTTATATAAGGTCTAACTGTAGTATCAACAACTCTCTTTCCTACAGTTTTAAGAATAGCATCTGGTGGTGTAGGTTGTATACCTATTCGTGTTTTAGCATCATCTAATTCTGCGGTCATCCTTTTTTCTTCATAAGTCTTTCCGTTAGATTCTGTTCCTAGAATAGGGGATTCAGTTATTTCTATACCTTTCCAATTTGTTTCCCAATCATTGAATTGCGAACCAAAACCTTTTCTTCCTCCACTTAATTTCCAATTATCATGTTGTCCTTCTAGATTTGTCACAATCTCAGGTCTAGCATTTTGAGAAAACCAAACATCTGATGATGGATATGTTTTTAAGTTTCCTACAAAGGTAACAATATTAAATGGATTTGTTACAACTGTATTACTTGACATGGGTTGTTGTATAAAATCTACATCAGTATAAGGAAGAGTAATTAAATCTCCAGTTTTTGTCACGTTATTACTATATGACACATCATACGTAAATTTATGATTATCATAATAATATCCCGGTCGCATTTCTTTAGACGCATATTCTACTGAAATATTATAATCATCATTTAAAACATCTCCAACAGAATGGCCGCTAAATGAATCTATTAATATTCCATTTTTAAATGCAATTCCCTGACTGGTAGAAAAACTCCTTGCTGCAGTTTCTTTTTCTAATAAAGATAATGAGGTACAATATTCCAATCTTTCAATTCGTTTTTCTAATTTACCAATATCACGCATAGAAAATGGTTTATTATCAACATATCGTGTAATGACATCAGAAAGATTAAAAGTATATGCTGGAACATTTAATGAATACAATGTCATTGAATCTTCATCATCTGCTGGACTCACAGGATTTAATGAAGGAGTACCTTTTAAAATTTTGAATTTTCGATCTTTAGTTAATGTGATTTTATCTACTCTGGGTAGATAATACTGAACATCAGCAATCAAGGTACCACTTGGTATAGGAGTTGGTATTGCTTCAAGTGCGGCAGTATTTGCTCTAAAATCATTAGATTCATTTTCTCTTCGGGGTCTTAAATCTATACAGTCTCTTAGTTTAAATGTCTCGCCTGATGAAGGACTAGTAAATTCGGGTATTGTCGTATAATCAAATGGTTTCGCACTTGCGACATCTTTTTGATTCCATACTCCGGCTGTAGGATAAGAATCGACCGAATGATATCCCACTGCTCCGTCCCATTCTAAGTAATCAACTACACACACCATTTGTCCTGAAGGGCCAGGATAACCAGCTTTCAATTTAATTCTTGCATGGTCATAAAATCCATCTCTTTGTCCTGTATCAAATTCGTACATATGAGTAATATCATGTGCGGACAAAGTCATCATTGAATTTGTTACTGGAATAGATTCTACTCCAGAATCAACAACTTTTACTAAATTAAATGCATCCGAAACAATAAGTTCATCCGTAGCAGTTTGTGTTAAATTAGGAGCTGTGAAATAAAATTGTCCACTATTTAAATCTGTTGTGGGAAGTCCTGCGGCATAAGCACCTAAATGAGAACCGTTACCTGAGACTAAAGATTTTGTTCTTGGACCCGGCTCTTTTCTTGTTGTTGAACTTGAAGCACAATATACAATATCTGCAGTAAATGCGGAAGAAGTATTACAATGTATTTCTACTGTATGTTTATCTACAGCAACGGCAACTGGTCTAATAGAAGCATTAGCTGTGTTTAGGGCACCAAGGTCTAACCATTCACCATCAATTAAATTTCTTGCTATTGCGCTATCATTATTAGGAATAGAAGTACCTGAAGATACCGCATTAACAAATGTTTGTGCGGTAGTTGCTGTTCCTCCATCAGCTTCCTTAACAACTACAATATATCCTTCTCGTGCTTGTTTATGAGTTAATGTTCCAGATTTTGGAAGAAATTCATAATTAGGATTTGATAAAGTTATTGTAAATTTACCTGCGGCATCAGAAGTGAGATTTGTTTGGACTAGTTTAAACATATAGTCTACCGTATTTGCTGTTATCACCGTTGCTTTAACGGGACTTTGAGGCAAAGAGTAAACTAAAGAATTTATATTTGAATCATTTAATAAACATTTTCCAGTATCAACTCCACCAACTTTTCCTGTGGATGCAATATCTGCATAAGAATTTATAACAGCACCGGCACCTGGAAGAGTTATTGAATATTCCGCAACTGTTATTGATTGAGTATCTGAAATATCAAATGATACATCATAAGTACTATTCGCAATAGTCGCTTGAGAAAGTGCTGTATTAACAGTAGCCCAATGTCCTGTAGAATTAGAAACATATGTATCTATTGATCTAAGATCACTAGTATTATCAATACCATTAACAGTATTAACAGTAATAGTTGACCCTACATAAGTAGTATTTACATAAGAAGTACTTGCAGTTTCTAATCGAACCATAGATATATCGGTACAAGCTCCTGCAACCGTACTCGCAACAGAATTAGAAGTATCAATATCATAAAGATACGTTCTATAATTTGAATGATTTGAATCGGGAGCTGCTGTATTTCCAGTAGAAGAATCCCATTTTAAACTACGGACTCTTGCGGTACCAGTTTGGGTTGCTAGATATGTTGTATTACTTGTTACATTAATATTTGTAGATTTTACATTATGTAAATGAAGTATTTCATGTGTGCCCACATCAAAAAATTTATTCATATTATCAACTACAACATAATTTCCTACTTCAACTCCTATACCATAACCAGAATCTATATCTGTATCACGTCCTTTGTCAATATCAAGAAATTCAGTAGAAACACTCTCATATTCATAACCATCTATTTGTGCTTTACCTGAACTAACTCCTGCTTGAATTTCGGATTCATTATAAATTTTTAATCCGGATGTTCCAGCATCAAGTGTAGAAGTAACTGTTAATCTTGAATTATTTGCTATTGTACTAACTTCAGCAGTTGTGACATTAGAACCCAGATAAATTTTATCACCTATACTCAACTCTGTAGTAAACCGTGTATTATTTCCATATACACTTGTTCCAGCAAGTCCTGCATTTGCAGTTTCTCCTGATAATCCTCTATTTGGTTCCAATTTCAGGTCAAAAGGCGTTATAGTAAAGTCACCTGATTTTTGATGTGCTTTTTTAGTAAGGGTTTTTTCAATTGCGGTATAGATAGGATATTCAATTGCCTGATGTTTAATTCCATCAACAATTTTTAATAATTGTATAAAATTTGGATCAGCAACAGCTGCGATTGGATCAGCAAGGTTAATTTCTTTTTTAACCAAAGATAATGCAATATCAAGTCGAGTTGCACCAGGTGCAGCATAATTAAAAGATCCATCTGCAGGATCTAATAATGACATATCATCATCACTTGTTTTAACTGTTTCTGCTATTTCTAATCCAATTCTTCCAGAAGGTGTAGTATTAGCAGTATCTAGAATTAGAGTATTTGCAACACAAAGAACAAAATTACCATCAAGGAAGAAAACACCATTATCAATACTAACAACAGAGCCGTTTGCAACAGCGTTAGACATAGCGGAAGGACCCTCTAAACTAACAGTTGTTGCATAGACTTCTGATTCAGCTGGAGCTACAACTTCATCTTGTACTATTTCGCCGTCAACAAAAGTATCACCACCCAAATAGTGAAACATTAAAATAGGTTGTAACAGATTAGTAGGTGCCTGAGACGCTACAATCCTTCCTCTTGCATTAGAGGTTTCACCTATAACAGTTTTTCCTATAAAGGACGCGGCATTTATATTAGTGCCGAGATATTGCATCTCTAGTTGAAGCGAATGTACATCCGTATCTAATGTTATGTCTCCACCTAGAACTTTACTACCATTTTTAAAACTGTGAGCGCCAACCCGTTCTATTTGCTTTTGTAAAGCAGTTTGTAATTGGGTTAGCTCCCTCGCTTGGATTCCATAACCTGGCTTAAAAAGTATGCGATAATATCCTTTGGTTTCATCATAATCATCATAATACGGCGTAACATTAAAATTAGTAGATAATGGCATTTAAGTATTCCTAAATTAATAATATTTTAATTAAATTGTCACAAATTCATTAAAATTCAATTATCAGTTTCACATCTTCGATTTGGTCATCAGCTCTTGTTACTGGTGAACGGTTTTCAATATAGAGAACATCTCCGGAAAACCTTTCCAAATCTCCACCTACTACAGCTGAAGTATTAGCTTGAGCTCCACTTGGTGCTGTAATTGTTTCATTTGCACGGAATGATCCTGTAATACTGTCATATCCTGCGGTAGTACTTGATCCCATAGTAACATCTACTAATCTAATAGTAGTATTACCCTTAAAATCAATTACTCTACCTTGTGCTCCCGAAAGTGCACCGGTAACTACCTCATCTTCTGCAAACGCAGTACTATTCCAAGTTTGTATAGTAAATGTTACTGCTTGGTCTATAATTGTTGCGGTAGAAATATCACCATTGGCATAATTTGGTTGTGCCAAAAGTCCGATCTTACGGAAATCGTTATTAGTAGTGAAGTTACCAGATTCTCCATATTCTAAACGGCTATTAACCATTACGAAAAATCCGCCAAGTTCTTCAACTGCATCATCACCGTGACCACCTCTTGGCCCGATAATAGGATCAATTGCTCCACCGGCTCCACCATTTGATGAAAGAGTGGCTACTGCGTTTCCATAATTATTTCCTCCTGCTACAACAACTACATCTCCAATAACTCCGGATACAGTATTAGTAGTTCTAACATTAGCACCGTGTCCATCACCCGTAATAGTAACAGCGGGACCGACAGAATATCCATCTGCGTCTGCTGGAACTACAGCACCGGCAAGTGCGGGTGTCCAAGTCACTACTTGAGTAGCGGCATCATATGCAGTAATTCTTCCTCCAAGACCCGTAGATCCACTTCCTCCGTCTGATGTGAAAAAGATATCACTATCAACAAGGTCATCAGTTGCTAAACCAGATCCCACAATTTTAGCGGTGGTAGTGGTTTCTACATATCCTGATTGTACTGCTCCCGTTTCGAAATTTCAACAGCTCCATTACCTGAAGTATTAGCAGCAATCTCAACATCATACTGTTGTGAAGAATCTGTAGTATTTGCGGCTGCAAGGTTAGCTTTACGTACACGCTGAGTTGGCATATAACTTGGTGTTACAAATTTCAAAGCTCGTGAAGCTGAAACTTGATACATAAATTTCCATTTATACGCATCACCTGTAGTAATAAAGGATGTTCCTGTTCCCGAAGGTTCGGTAGTGGAAGTTCCTCCTGAGTTATTATTTGCAAGACATTTATATACATTATAATCCGCCGTTATTGTATAAAATGTTTGGTCAAATAATGTATTATTTGCATGTGTATATGCAAAATAATTCTGTCCTGAAGTCCAGTTATATCTTGGGACAACATGACTAACATCGGCCGATCCTATCCTCTTAGCCGCGATCATATCGCGCCAGTGATTATAGACAGTATTAGATACTGAATCGGTAGGTGTTGGGGGTTGGGTATCATCTGCCCATGGGGTTACTTTACCAATAAAAAGATACATATTGGTTGTCAGTAACCCAGTAGGATCCGCAACAGCATCACCAGAGGTAGCTGAGACTTCATCAAATGCCTCTACAAACTGTTTTGCATTATGAATCCTAAATTTATTGGTTACTATAGCAGGCATTTTATTGCTCCTTCTGAATTATAATGTTAATATTTAAAATGTCCAATCTTATTATATTTATACAACTAATAATATTAGTCCATCATTTATTGAGAATGTAAACCGGAAACTATAGCTGTCGTTTCCGTCTCGGTAGCCATTTTCCAGAAAGGTACGATATCAGTTCCGTCCAAACTGGCTCTATGTACATTTAAGGTTGTGTCATCTGTAATTGTTTTTATTCTATATTCAGCAGCTTGTGTTAATAATATTCTAGTACCGTCTTCCCAAATTAAGTTTTCTTGATACCAAACAGTTTCACTAGCTACAACTCTATTTCCTACACCTCCGGGATTTGGAGTATTAATTTCTAATTCTATTTCTTCTTCAGCGATTGAGGACTCACCAACTAGATAATAAGATCCAGGAACATCTGTTTTAGTTTCTTGATCCCAACCAGTACCAACATGGTAATTTCCGTAATGACCTTGTGTATCTTCCGTTGCAATAAACCATCTAATTTCAGATAGCTGAATATTGTCTAATTGTCCTAAAGTTGCATCATCGCTATATTCTATCAGGCCGGCAAGAGTAACATCTTCATGTTCTATTCTCTCATTAGATTCCATGACTATACCCTCATCATCTTCTACAATTACACTTTCGGCGTGGGTTTGAATTAAATCATTTGTAACAAGTTGAGATGTGAATAAAGTATTTGTTCCAGTTATGGTTGTGCTGCCTCCGACCATCTCAATTTGACCAGTCATTCCGTTAAATGTAGTAAAGGCAGAATGGGCTGACTTCAT